CGATATTGAGCGCCGTACCGCCTAGCGTGACCATTCCAGCGTCAAAAGACGCCATTTGCGTTTTACCGTTCAGCAACTTCATACCTTGTCGGTCGATAGTTGTATGCATGCCTGTTTTACTGCCTACGTGAGCACCCTCGCTATCGTGATAAAACGTATTTTGCATATCGTCTACCACCTCTTTTGCTGTTGTTGCTGTAGCTTTAGCCTCTTTAGCCTCTTTCGCTGCCTGTTCGGCTAGGGCTTTGAGACGGTCAATATCGGCGCTGCCACCGTTGCCACCGCCTAGAACCTCAACCATAACAGGGGCGCTTTTCTCACTTACATTGTGAGCGGGTGAACCGTCATAATTACAGGTGTTATCTTCAGCCGTTGCGTAGACTTTATAGACTTCTCCAACGGTCAAACCGCTAATAATGCACGAACCCGCTGCGGTCAACTCACCCATTTTAACGGGCGTACCGTTGTTCTCAGCGTACAGAGATACACAATAGAAGTCGGCGGGCTTTTCCTCTTCAAGTGAACCGCTCCAATATGCCACGATTGAACCATTCTGAGACGCTGCTGCAAGTCCTACGGGCTTACTAGGGGGCGTGGTGTCTCCAACGTTGAGGGCTACGCCGTTACCGCTGCCTAGAATGGTCTTAGTACCGTCTGAATTGTCTACAGAAATAACCCCGCTAGTGCGTGTAGTAGTCTCACGGGCTGCCTGTGCTGCGTTTGCTGCCACATTTGCCATTTGCTCTACAGGTGATTGTAGACCTACCAATTTAGTGTGTTTCATCATTTCTCCCATGGGTCATAAATAGGGTCGAACGTTAGACTTATTTTATCGCTTAGATTGCCTTTCATCTCCATAAGGCGCAAACGATAAACGCCATTAGGCATTGAGGGGTAGCCGTATAGGTCTAAGTCCACTTCTTGACCTGTCCACACTAGCGAGGGCGTGACTGCGTTGCCTGTGTCGTTTATGTAGACTTCGCCCATTAACTGAATAAGTGGACGGCTTGCAGCGTCTAGGGTAGCTTGAGCGTGAGCCGTAACAAGTCCAGCGTTCGACCAGTCGTTACTGCCTGTGTGTGTCTCAATCAACGGATAGCCCTGTGGTCTTTCTGCTAGCGTCATATCTTGAACAAGGCTGCATAAAGTACCCTCGTCTTGACCCGCTCCCGTGCCATAAACACGCATTACAGGAGAACCGTGAGCGACTTTGATACCCTCTATAGTTCCCTCCCCGTTATGCCATGTAAGCGTAGGAATTGCGCCCGTCTGATTAAGATACGGGTTACCCTCTGAGCCTGCATAAAATACCCATTTAACACGGCTATCTTCTAGGACGGGTCTAAACTGTATATCGGGTCCATTCTGCACGTTAGATAACTCTGTGAGCAGCTTTTTAAGTCCGTTATTAGCTACGTTATAGCCGTAATAGGTACGCTGTGAACTGCCTTTCTCACATCGATATTGCCAATCAATAGGCAAGAAACCGCTAGGCTTTGCGTTTGTGGCAAGGTAGCCAATCTCACACGCTATACCTCTAAGGCTCATATTGCTGTAATAGATTGTGTCCGTGGTGGTATTGTTCCAAGACTTACCGAACGTATCTTCTCGAACTAAAACACGGTTAGCGAGAAAGTCCAGCGGGCTAATTAGGCTAAACGCTGTATCTTCCCATGTATCGGTACGTGTGCCAATAATTCCAGCGATAACAGGTGAACCGTTCCACAATAAGACTAACCCCCTTTTGTAAGGGGCTAACAGGTCATTACGTGCTTCTTGCGTCTTTGCTGGCAAGGCTGTCCACGGAATAGTTAGACCGCTACCGTCTAGCTTGCCTACGCCTTTGTCCTTTGTGGTCGATAGTGAGCAACTAGAAACGGTCTGTGTCCAGCTTAGACTAGGTATGTCTACGGGGGCTAGTAGCGCCCCCGTCATCGTCTCGAAAATGTATGTAGTCCACATTATGCACTAACTCCACCGTCTGAAATGATTAGGCGCTGTCCGGGGTACGAACCCGCATAGTATGACGCTGTAAGGTTTGAAGCGGGCGCTGCACCCGAACCCCATAGACGGGCTGCAATGGTGTGACTGCCTGCGTCAACCTCTAGGACATCTTCGAAACACTGCGAGATAACCGTATCAGGGCTACAGGTGAACCTAAAGGCTCTAATTACTGTACCGTCTAGCAACCAATCAACATAGCCACTACCCAGCCAGTTATAAGTAGTAGGGTTTTTCGCTTGAACAGAAACAGAGATTTTAACGTTGATATTTCTATCGGTTGGCAACACGATAGACGAACTCGCAAACGTCCACGGTGTCCCAGCGGTAACGTCTGTAGTAGTTTTGTTCGTTACATCTGCAATTACACCCAAGCTAGAACCATAAGGAATAGCGAACTGCCTACTTTCTGCCTCGATTGCGCCGTTTGTTGAGGTTGACCCCCCTGCGAGGCGCATACGTGCGACCTCTGTCGCATACTGTGGAACTGCAGGAGTTTTAGGTGTACCGCTAGGCGTGCCCTGTACAACGCCGATTGTCACTAGGTTATCGCTGTCACCCTTGCTTTTATCGTGAGCGGTGATATAAACAACGTCAATTCTAGGCATTGAAGAGGTATTAGCAGCAACGTCGGGGGTTTGTCCACCGTCAAAATACGCCTCTGTAAACCCGTCCCCCGCTCCCTTAGAGCAGATTGCCATACCAGCACCCACGATATAGGTTAGACCAGTTGAACCTTTTACAGATAACCCACCAACTACGCCCTTGTTAACCCATTTGTGAGCCAACATTTTACGGATATCTACATCGGTTGTACCGATACCGTCCGCTGTTTGGCGAACTCCAAACGCTACATTTGCCATATGAACCCCTTAAATAAACGTATCTCTTAGATTGACCTCTATAATTCCCGTTCCCGCTGCCTCTAATGATAGCGTAACGGTTTCACCCGCTCCCACTACAGGGAACTCACGCAAATAGACGTTACGGGTTACATCTACACCGTTAACGCTTGCTGTTCTTGTACGGCTATCAAGAATAACGGGCGCTGAACTAACGCCGTCTGAATAGCCTAGCTGTTCACCCGTAGCCGAATTAGTCACCGTAAAGCCAAACGATAGATTACCCGTAGCCGTAATGACGGGGTAGGCGGTAGCTGTACCGTGATTAGTGATTGTACAAATAGACGTTACTCTTTCGGCTGCCACTCCATAGCTGAGCGGGAATGTAAGAACGCCTGAGGCGCTATATTGCAAACCGCCGTAACCTTTTACGCTAGGTGTCATAAATGCCACGGAGAAAGCCTCTGAAAGCCTCTCAGGTCTAGGACAAACAACCGTTACAGTAACCTCTTCACGGTTGCGTGTTGCTTTGTCGGCTTTTACGTCAACGCTTAGATAGCCCTCAACATAGGTATCATGGTTATCGTCTTTTACACGCAATTTAACTAGACCGTGTGCCATAGCTAAAAGGTCGTTTATTGCTTGCTGCACCTCTGAACGGTCTGAACCCTCTGCGTACAGTTCTAGCGTGACTGTACGGGCTGAGTATAGAACGGCGTTAGGCTCGATATCGTGAGCGCCGTCACTACTCTCTCGCTCTGTCAGTTTGACTTTAGGCTGTGGAGTTGAATACCAGCCCTTGATTGTACGGGCGTTAAGGGCTGCACCTGTCCAGCCTCCCGTACCGTTGATATGAACCTTACGCCCGCCCTTAGAAATGACGGCTTGCCATGTTTGCATTTATTAGACCCCCTGTGCCTCATATAGTGCGTTTCTATGAATGATTGTAGCAGCGGTGTATAGGTCATCATCTGCACGTACAACGTTGGTGTTAAACGTTTGATTGATTTTCGTACTAGAAGAAGAGCCATTAGACCACGAACTAAGCAAAGAACCGTTACGGCTAATATCAAGTTGAACACCGTTGATATTGTCGTTAATATCCTGTCTCATACCGCTGAACGGGTCAGACTTTTTCCAACCGACATCAATACCAACTGCAACGCCTTTTGCCATGTTCACGCCGATTAAGTCACGCATAAGCCTAGACGGTGAGTGAATACCCAAGAAACCTTTTACGTTGTTAATAGCGCTCTCAATACCACCACGTAACGCGCTTGTAACGTTTCCAATAGCGCCCTTGATACCGCCTACGATACCGTCCACGATATTACGACCGATTGAGCCTATACCGTTAACTACCGTATTAAGTCCACTTCTAAGGTTTGAACCGAAGTCATCGGCTGCACGTCTAGCACCGTTAGCAAAATCAGACGCAAAGCGTGAGACTGCGTTAACCATTGAATTGAAAGCGTCTCCAACAAGTGAGCCTAAAGCCCTTACGCCCGCCGAAAAAGCGTCAACGGCTGGTATTACATTACCGTTTATCCACTCAGATATGCCGTTTAGTGCAGCCTGTACCGAACCAGTAATGACGTTATAGACCTCCATTAGCGCCATGCCTAAGGCTTGAGCGTACTCACCTAACACGGTAAAAGCTAGACCAATAACGTCTAAGTAAGGCTGTAGCGCCTGAATAGCAACCAGCAAAACAGACGCAATAATGTTCGCTAGTGCAGAAATGACATCAAAGACGATACTCAGAATAGGCGCTAGACCAGTTAAAACGACCGCTATGAACTCGAACGCACCTTGTAAAACAGGCATGATAGCAATAGCCAAATTCTCAATGACGGGTATAAACGGCTCTGAAATATCAACGATGAACTGAATAGCGTTAGCTAGGGTAGCGGTTAGAACGTTTCCGATATCGTTCAACGAACCAACAATAGAGGTTATACCAGCCTGTACAGTAGGGTTATTGAACACTCTTACAAGCATATCGCTAACATTCTGCATATGCTCCATTACGGGGTCTAGAGCGCCGTTCAGATTGTCGAACATTTGACCGTCAATATTGAGGCTAGGCAAGGTAATACCAACGCCCGCTAAAGCGTCTGTGATTGCTGAACCTAAGCCTTGCACCATTTGAGGAACGGCGTTGATTAGAGCCGAACCCAAGCCCGCCATAATGCGACCCGCTACAGGTACAACGTTATGTACAACGTTACCCAGTGCCTCTACAACGTTTTGAACTAAAGGCTCTAGGTCGATACCGTCTTTACCGATACCAGCAACAAAATTGTTCCATGCAGCACCCAGCGAGGTAATAGAACCCTCGATAGTAGTTGCTGCCTCTCTAGCGGTTGTACCAGCGATACCCTGCTTTTCTTGTACCAGTTCAATAGCTGTGACAATATCGCTAAAGCTATCAATAGAAAGGTTAGCAGCTTGACCGTTTGCAGCTGCGTAAGCGTTAGCGTCTGCAATAAGCTGTTGCATACCCTCTTTACTGCCTGCGTATCCCAATTTCAGATTATCAAGCATCATGAAGTTCTGTCGTGCGAACCCTTGAAATGCCTGAGTAACGCTATCGGCGTTAGTACCGAAAGTGTTTACGTTGTCACTGATAGCCCTCATAGCTACATCGGTCTGTTGTGCAGCTGCTACCGTGTCACCGCCTAAGGAGTTAATCAGACTAGCAGAAAAGCTAGTAGCTACCTCCATATAGCGGTTAGCGTCCATACCAGCGGTTTTCCATGCGTCATTAGCGTTTTTGAACACTAAATCTTGAGCAGCCTGTAGGCGGTTATATTCACCCTCAACCTCAGATACAGACTTACCAACACTAGCAGCGTATTCCTCGATTGATTTTCCAGCTGTACCGTATAGCTTTGAAACACCACCCGCCAACTGCTCATATTGTGAGTAAGCCTCGAACGCTTGTTTTGCAAAGCCAACAACCGCCGCCGCTACAGCTGCAAATGCAGCAATACCAGCGATTTTTAGAGCGTCAAACGTGCTACTTGATTTGTCACCTACAGACCCTAGGGCTTCATCTGTAGCGCCTACAAACTCATTTACTTTACCCTTAGCGTCTCCCGTCAACACGTCAAGCGTAATTTTAATTGCGCCGTCTGCCAATTTTGACCTCTTTCTGCCTTATGACCTGCTAACTTGAGGGTTACTTTAGGGTTACAATGTAGCCTTACCAAACGCCCAGTCCGCCCAGTCATCTATAGCCTTATCCTGTACCGCTTGCTGTTCAGTCATAAACGTATGTTTTGGCGGTAGGGTATAGGCTCTCTTAGCCTTTTCCATGCTCTTATTATAATCGTCTTTATCGGCTTTCTTGAACGTGCGATAACCCATAATCTTGGACATTATGCACGTTTCAGGCAACGACCTAAACAGGGCTAGAAACCTATGCCAGTGCATAGACAAACTAGGGTCTGTGAGGTCTATCCCGTAGGCTTGTTGGAACGAACCTACGATATAGTCACCGTCTCGGATAAAGTCGAACGCTTGTACGGTTTCTACTGCCTTGCCTACAGGCGTTACAGGGGCGCTTAGTGCGAACTGTTGAGCAACCTCTACCCAGCTATCGCCCTGTGGTATATCGCTCTCGAATATCCCGTACTCAGCTATACCGTTGACCTCTAGGCTTTCTAACCACGCTAACCACACTCTAAAGTCTGTTTTGATAGCGAAAACCTCCCCGTCAACCTCTAAGGCGGCGGGGAGGTCTGAATATCTCAGGTCAATCATTAGATAGCCTTAAATACTTGCCTTGTGTTCTTATTAGCAGCTGCCACGTTTGCCATAGATTGAGCAACGTCTACCATAGGTTTAATGCGGTCTAGCTGCTCTGTTACGCCCTGAGTGTTAGCGTCAAACATAGGAGCGCTATAAGCATTTGCAACGTCTGAATAGACCTTTGCCAACTCTACAAGGTCAATATCATCAATCTTAGACCCGTCTAGACGCTCTTTAAGGTACTCAGCGGGTAGACATAGCTTTACAAAGCCGTATTTAGCCTTAACAGTCTCGACAATATCGCCGCTCTGCGTTACCTTGCTCATTTCTGCCATTAGCTTAGTTGTCAACTTAGGCAACTCGAACGTAATACCTTGATTGTCTGTGTACTCAACCATTGTTTTACCTTTCTACGTGGATAAAAAAGGGCTAAAGGTTTACCCCTTAGCCCCTAGTATAGCATTTACCGCAAAATTACACGTTTGTAGCAGCGGTGAACTTAACGTTTTCAGTACCCAAGCCCGTAAGAGTACCCATTTTAGGTGTACCATTCAGCCCAATCTTAAACGAAAGAGTACCGTCTACAGTGTTCAGAGTATCGATAATGATACTTGCCTCTTGCCACAAAATAGCGTCTGTAGTAGCGCCTGTAGTCATGCTAGGAATACCCAAAACAACAGGTACGTTACAAGCTGTACCGATAGGGAATTTCTTAGCGTACTCAAACATGAACTTAAACAGAGGGTTAGTATTGTCTAGGATAATTTCCTCAGGCAATTCAGGCTGATAACCTGTAACCTCTGTACTGTCGTTCTTGTCGCAAATGTAACCCTTTGTGTCCGTCTGAGCGTTGAACGAAAGTTCAAACTTAGTAGACTTGTCGATACGTACCAACTTAGAAAGATTTTTCTGTTCAGAAACATCAATCAGCGGTACAAATTTATCCCTTGTTAGCTGCATAATTATGCCTCTTTCTCCCAATACACGATATCGCATAAAAGCTGGTAACGGGCGTTGCCAGTTTCGCTATAAACCGCTGCACAGTCAGGGATATTTTGCAGCGGTTTAATTGCCCTAATTGTACACGATTTCCCAAAATCAGGCATATTGTCGTTGAGGTATTGCGCCGTTATCCAGTCGGTGCATTTCTCGCCGAACTCCATAGCCTCAATGTTGACTTTATCGTAACCAGCCGACCAGCTTTTAACGAATACAAGCGCAAACGTGTATTTGCGTTCCTGCGTACCGTCAATAAAAGCGGTGTCTAGGTCTGTGTTAGATACCACATTGACCGATATTTCGCCCTCTTTCATATCGGTAGCGTTGATTTTAAGGCGCTTACCAATCAGCGGGTTAGTCTTTAACCATTCTTGAACCGCTTTAGTCTTACCCTGTATGTTCATTAGATACCTCTCAGAGACTTTCTAAGCCATTCTAAGGCTTATTTACGCCGTTTCCTAAGTGCTTACCAGTTTTAGTCTATTGTAAGGCTTAAAACGGCTCTAGTGCCTTTTGTTGAGAAAGTTCGTTCCAGCCCTACACAAATCTTCTAGGTGTGCAGCCAAATAGGGTCTATCCCAGTGAGTACTTGCTAACGGGTGTCGTTCTTTGGAGATACGCATACGGTCACCGTAATAGACATAGCGGGCGTATGGCGTGTTATAGGTCACTGCGAACGGCTCAACGCTTGCACTTGCTGCAAGAATGCCCGTAAACATCGGAACGTATGACGTCATGCCACGGGCTGCCTCTGTAGCTAGGAAACGTCCTAGAGTGGGGTCTGAGTTAGCCCCGTCAATGAATGCGTAGACTTTTCCTAAATCATGCTCAATCTTTGCCATAGTTTCGCCAATTTCTTTTTATATTTTCTTTAACCTATATTATCTATTTCTAGATTATCTCTTTCTTATAACATATATAAGGGGTATTAAATTTTGGTAGGGGTCTACCAATTTTTGGTAGGGGGGTCTACCAATTTTTACTACCCCCTACCAATTCCCGTACCCTCTAAATGAATAACGTTCAAATATTTAAGTACGCCTGTACCGTTTTCAACTGCTCCATTTGTCGATAAATCACGTACAGTTTGAACCTCAAAAGCGGGTAGCCCGCTTAGTTGCTTTAGAACGTCTGTTCTACTTGACCCAGCGGAAACGACAACGTGACCCAAAACGACAAAATCACCAATTTCAGCGATAGCCTGAGTGCCATTCTCAGCGTGTACAGTGTCTACAGGTATCTGAACCGTGTAGGACTTAGCCGTAACCGCTTGACCGTCTGAGGTAACAGACCTCTGAACCCTCTCAGACCACATAGCAGGGCTGTATACGGTTGCCTTATAAGCGTCATACTCTAGTTCATAGTGTTCAGCGTCTAGGCGGTTGATAACGGTTACAGTCCGATTTAGTAGCCTTTCAGTGTTGATATTCATACCGGCTACCTCGCATTGTTAAAGCAAACACACGCCGAAACAA